GTGTTTCAACAACAGGTACCTCTACCTCTTTTTTTGTTTCTTGTTTTTTTGCCATAATATAATATATAATAAAATTAATAAAATAAAAGGCCGAGGCCGAAGCCCCGGTCTTTTAAAAATAGTTTAGTTCATCAACATGAAGTTATTAGCTCCTTGTGTGATTAAACATCTTTCAGATAAATAGTGTACTTCCATCACGTCTTTACCAGAAGTAGCAGCACCAACAGAACCAGTAATCCAAGTTTTCATTCTTCGATCATCAGTTTGTGAAGCTCTATATCTAACGTGTAAGAAAGGACGCTTCATGTTTGCGCCTAACTGTTCGTCGTAAACTGAAGTTACACCAGCAGGAATAACAACGCCTCTAATGTTAGTAACAACATCATTTAAAGCACCTCTTGTACCTTTATCGTTAAGATATTTAAAGTCAGACTTGTAGAAGTCATAAGAACCTCTTCGGAAACCAGAGAAACCTAGGTTAAGTGCCATATCTTCAGAGTTATCAAACACTCCGTAAGATGTACCACCAGCACCGTAAGAATTCATTGAAGCTAACATATCGTCTATAGCTAGAGATGTACCTCTATCAACAAACATCATGTTTTCTTCAATAGCACCGTTTTGGTCGAATACAGCTAATATAGCATCAAACTCAGCTAAATCAGTTGCAGCGTTAACACCAGTAATACCAGTAGTTTGGTGACCTCTAGTAGTAATAGCTTGGAATAAACCTTGCGTACCATCTTGAAGAGCACCACCATCAGTACCACCAATTGCACCAGCGTTTGTTACAGCAGTTTCAGCTTCTAGCATAGTCATTTCTAAATAATCAGTGAAACGAGCTCTAGTATCACCTTCAGCTTTTAAGTACCATAAGTAACCTGATTGACCTTCTTCTCCAGCAACTTCAATCCATCCAATTTGCGTAGTATCAGATCCAGACACTTCGTAGTAGTCTTTCATGATAATGTGCTTGTTAGAGTGAGACTTGAATTTAGGAGAGTTAGCAGCAGATCTACCATCAGTTCCTTTTTCAAATTCAGAACCAATAACTAGTATTCTATAAGCTCCAGCACCAGCTGAATCAGAGAAACCAGCGCTATCAAAAGTAGCTTCAGCGTAAGGTAAAATAGTAGCTGTATTAGTAGAGACAGCTGAACAGTAACCTCTTAAAGTTAATGAAGCACTAGAAACTAGTACCATATCACCTACTCTAATACCATGATCAGCACCAACAGAGTTACCGTCAACATCGTTTACAATTGTAAATATGTTAGCAGAAACATCTTCGTTTGTAGCTGTATAAGCTAAATGTAATCTACCTTGCTCTGACCATATAACCCGATCAGAAGTAGAAGCTTCTTCAGCTCCAACTTGAGCTAAGAAACCTGCGATTGTTCTTTTACCGTAAACCTCAGCTTCTTTTTCCATAAGGTCTGGTAAGTATTGTTGTGCCCATCCTTCAGTTGCAGACGATGTAAAGTCTACATAGTTAGAGGACAACGTTTGTTTTCTAGGAGCAGCATCTATGCCACTCGCGCTTGTAATTGCCATTTTGTAATAATTTTAAATTTATGATTTGTTTTTATTTTTAAACTTAAAGCTAGAAGAATCACTACCTAACACTTTAAATGTTAAACCTCCTGTTTCAATTTTACCATGATTTTGTCTTGGATCCATATTAACATTTTTGGCTTTAGCAACGCTGTTTTTCATAGCATCAGCTTTACCTTGTTCATAAAAGTGTTTTGCAACAGCGTCTGCATTCATTGCTGTATATAGAGATTTATGATAACCCATAGCATCTTTTAAAGCATTTTTTTTGTCCAAAAACTTTTTGGTAAAATTATTTAAATCACTTTGAGCTGTTTTAATCTCATCAGCATTGCTTACATTAAACCTGTATTTTTTATCACCGACGTTATATTCAAAACCTTTGAACTTGTCGTTGAAAACTTGTTCAGTTTTCTGTGTAAAAATATCAGAGTTCTTTTTAACTGTTTTTTGAGTTTCTTCTGACTCCTTGTTGTATCTATTAAAGAAATCCATAGCTTTTTGTTGTTCAGGCGTAAGCTTTGAACCAGCTTTGATATCTTCATAGTATTTAGACTTTTGCCCGTCTAGGTGGCTTTTAGCGTTGGCAACTTGCTCTTTTAACGCTAATTTTTTTCTACGCACTTCTCTTTCTTCGTCTTGTTCTTCGTCGTAAGAGAATTGATCTTCCATAAGGAAGTTAATTTCTTCTGCGTTTAAATGAGGTTTTGTTTGCTTATAATATTCGTATAGTAAATCTTGGTTATCCATTTTACTATAATCTTTATTTAGACTAACATAATCATTTAAATCTCCACCAGTTTCATCCATAAAGTCCATTAACTTTTGAATATTTTCTGGTAATGGTTTGCCAGTTGCTTCTGCTTCAGCTACAGCTTCTTCAACTTCTTCAACTGTAGTTTCAATAGGTTCTTGCTCTTCTTCAGTTATTTCTTCTAATACTGGAGCTTCTTGTGCTTCTGCCTCCGGCTGTACTTCTTCTTGTTCTTGTGTGGGCTCGGCATCTTCAGGCTTTGCAACCACTCCGCTGTCGTCAGCGTTGTCTTCTTTAGTTTCATTTTCTATTGGTTTACTTAAATCAACGACATAATCACCGTCTTCATTAACATTTGGTTTTTTAGTTTCTTCAACTTTATCAGTTGTTTCTTGTGTAGTTTCTTCAACTACGTTTTCTTTGTTTTCTTCCATAATATAATATAATAATAATTAATAAATTTACCTAGGATTAAAAGCCCCTAAATCAAAACCACCCCCTAGTATATCATTACCTGAAGACTCAAAGTTTTTAGGAGGTGTACCGCTTTTTCTTTGTTCAATCATTTCTGATTGTTGTGTAGCTTGTATTTTTGTTCTTTCGTCTTTTCTATCTTCTTTTTCTTTTTCTTTGTTTTTAACAAGATCAGTTTCTATATTTTTTAACTGCATGTTATATTCAAACTCAACCTGCATTAATTCTTTTTTCATTTCAACTTCTTGTGTCATTTTTTGTGATTCCAACTGCGCTTTAATAGTTTCTAGTTGCACTTGACTTTCAATCATTGCTTGATTTTTTTGAACTTCAGATTGAGCAGCCGCTTGGGCAGACTGTTGATTAAGCTGAGCTTGTTGTTGCATGTTTTGCTGCTGTGCAGCTTGATCTCTTTGTAGCTTCTTTTTTCTACGTATTTTTAAAACTTGATTTGCAGACTTTACATTTCTTATTTCTCTAAGATCAATAGCATCTTCTAAATCTATAGTTTGCTGTTGAATAGCCATTTGAATATTATTTTCAAGTCTAGCTTTTTCTTCTTCATCTGGTAGTAAATCTATAAATATACCAAAATCATAAAGGTGTAAACTAGACATCTCTTCTAGCGTAGCTACATTATGAACACCAATAGCTTGTATAAAAGCATCTTTTGTTGGAGAGTACTCTATAATATCAGATATTCTAAGTGATAAGCACTCCGCAACTTCAGCTGTTAAAAATAAACCTGACTGTAATATATGTCTAGTAGCTGTATTTGAATTTGCCGCTGCTAATTTTTGCACGCCAACTAAAGCGTTTTTATCTGGCATACTACCGTCTCTAGCTTCATTAAGCCCGGTTACATCTCTTATCATTTGCAAGTAGTAATTGTAATTACCTATAAGCGCTTGCATTTTATTACCACCACTACCACTAGTTATTTCTTTAATAGGTACTTTACCTGGATTCATATCACCTTCAGAAGTAAATGATCTACCAATTACAGAACCTGTTTGGAAAAACATGTTTAAAGCTTCTTGCGGATTATAGTTAGTACCATTACCTAAATCAACCTCAGCTAAACCATCAGCATCTAAGTAAACACCATCTGGCACCATACGTGACATTACTTGTTGTAATTTTAAATGTGTAAGTTGTATCATATCAGCAAAACCAGTTATACGCTTTACTAACGAGTCAATTTTACCGTTGTACATCCTAGGAGCTACGATAGCATAATTCATTTTTACTTTTGTAAAATCACTTTTAGGTCGCATCATGTTTCTAGACATTTCCCATTTAAGCAGTTTATCAGTACCAAGTATCATAGCCCCGTCGTAAAGAACTTCTATAGATCTTAATAACCTTGAGTATCCACCTTCTTTATTTTCTGGTGGATTAAATGTGTCATCTTTAGGTATAATTTTATCAGCACCAGTACCAGTTTCTTTTATTTTGTAAACTTCATTCATATAAGTTTTATAATTAAAGTATAAAACTTGAATAGTATTATTGTCTTCTTTATCAGAATTATACCTAGAACTATAATTAGATCTGCTATAAGATTTATTTTTCATTATATCTTCAAGATCACTTTCTGTTAAATGAGGAAACTGTTTAGCTAACTCGTTTACAGGTATAGATTTAACTTCACCAACATAATATATATCATCAAAATAAGGAGAGTCTGTGTAAGAATAAACAAGATCAGCAGGGTCAACATAATCAACGGTAACACCCTCAGAAGTATTGAAACTAGTTTTTACAGCGCCAATACCAAGCACTGTTAAATCATAATAAAAACGTTTTTTAGTGAGCTCGTAATTATTACCTTCCATTAAAACGTTTAAAGCTTGCTCTTCCGCTATCTCTACAGCTTGCTTATATGTTAACTGCATATGTAATTCTAGTTCTTCTTTAGTCTCTGGAAGATCTTCTTTTTTGTTTTCATAAAGATCCATATTAAAAGCTTCCATCGCAGCATCGTTAAATTGCTTTGACTCCATATCTCTTATAATAGATTGCATGTATTCAGTACGTTTTTCTACTCCATAAATATCTTGAGAAAAAGCCCTAATATCATAAGTTCTTTCTGAAATACCATTGACAACTATATCTACAAACTTAGCTATAATAGGCACAGGTGTCCAGTCTAAATTTAAATAAGATAAATCACCATTTATAGATAATTCATCTTTATATTTTTGTATTGACTGTTCTCCTCTAGCATATAATCTTAAATTATGAAAATTGTTTTGATTATTTTTATATCTATTAGCGTTTCTATCATTGTTAAACCACTCTTGCTCTATAGCTTTAGCAACTTTTAAACCATAGTCATAACTAAGCTTTTCAGCATCGCTCACGGTTTGACTAGGAAAATAACTTTTACTGTTATACGCCATATTATTTTATTATTTGTGAATTAGCTCCAGTATTATTATATCTGGAAATGTTTAAATTTATTTTTGGTTTTTCAACCTTAGAGTTTGGTGCGTATAAATGTCTATTGTTTGCCATTATAGCTAAACCAGAACTTATAGACGCATCATGTTTTGTTCTCTTATTTATAT